TCGATAATATTGTTCTTGTGTCACCATCAGCGCACACGATAAAGGACAGCCCTTTAGAAAATTTAAGCGATGACCAAAAATTCAATTCACTAAACGAAGATGTATTTGATATGGTAATGTCATTAACTGATAATGCTGTAGAAGAGGGAACTCATACACTATTAATTCTTGACGATGTATCAAGTCAGCTTCGTACAAAAGAAAACGAAAAACTTCTTAACCAACTTGTCAAAAATCGTCGTCACTTAAACGCTTCTATATGGATCGTTGGTCATAAAGTTACCGATTTATCTCCAGCGTTGAGAAGTAACGCAAATTTGATTTTTTTGTTTAAACCAAAAACACTGAAAGAAATAGATGCTATTCAGAGTGAATATATGTTGATGTCCAAACAACAGGCTGATGAACTCATGAAAGCCGCATACAAAGACCGATACGATTTTATGCTCATCGATACCAGTTTAAGGAGTGGTAGTGATTTTCTATTTTACAGGAACTTCAATCAATTAAAATTTGATGAAAAAGACAAAACAGATTCAAATTAATTCTACAATAAATATATAACATGACAATCATTGACACAATAGCGAAAGGCATTCGTGATGCCGATAAAAAAGGCAAGTTGGTGAGGAGAAAGCGCAGGCAAAAGGCAAAGCAAAAGATTGCAAAAGAACAAGGTGATATGGCTGAAGTCAAACGGTTAGGACAAAAGAAAAAAATGACTACCAAAAAAAGAAAAAAAGCACAAAAGGAAATTAATAAGATATCTGTGGATTTAGCAAAACGCGCTGGTAAAGCAGGCGTTGCTGGTGCGGTTGTGGCTTCAAAATCAGGATTCACTCCTGTCGCTGCGTTAGCATCAGGGCTTGCGTTTGTCGCATAATTAAAATATTTGTCATTTACATATGGAATTAAGTCTTCTCGATTTAGCAATACAAAATGATATTATCATGTATCAGCGTCCCACATACCAATACATAAAAGATTTAGTTGAACTCCATGATTTATGGTATAACACTGATAATTCATTTTGTGAAACATATTCAAATAGTTTAATTTTAGACGCAATTAGATTACAAAAGTATTTTCAGTTAGAGTTTAATCGCGTTGAATTAGAGCAAAAATGGGTAGACTATAGAGTAGATATTGCTATGAATGAAATAAACTAACTTAAAAGAAAAATTATATGTAGTGTATATAATGGAAACTCAAACTCAAACTCCAACCGTTAAAAAAACAATTTCAAAACAAGGAGTAGCAAACCAAAAGTATCGCAATAATAATCGTGAAAAGTATAATAAATATATGCGTGGTTATCAAAATAAGCGTTATCAGAATCCTGAAATTAAAGCTAAACTTCAAAAAAGACAACTTGAATATTATGCGAGAAAAAAAGCAGAAAAATTAGCACAAAAACTTGCTGAAAAATCTGAATCTGATGATGAAGAAATTGTACTAAAACCTCAATAAATATGTATTCTTTAGGAAAAAAATACATGTTTAATTAGTTTAGTTTAAAGATATTTTTTTATAGTGTATAATGTATATATGAAAAATATTCAAACAGTATGGAGTGATAATTTTGGTAGTGTTTTACAATTAAAAATTAACAATCCAATATGTAGCGAACGATTTAACGAAATTATAAATTACTTAAATTATATAGAAATTCAGTCTAATGCGGACACTCATATATTTTATATTCAAAATAAATATATTTTTGTTTTTTATGAAGAATTAATAGAGAGTGAAAAATCATTTTTAAATAAAATTAAAAATCACTTTAGAACATGTAAAAACAAACTACACATTGACGACTACAATTTGGATATTTTAACAACAGAAGACGCATCTAAATCTTTTAACGACTGGTTAATGAAATTAATTGTAAAAACCAAAGATGGAGAACAAGTTATAAGTAAATCAGCCATAGTTGCAAATGATTATATCCGTGATTTTAATGAACTCAACCATGATAAGATTGGTAAATTGAAAATAGAAAAAGAAATTGTTAAGATAAATAATAACATAGATATTGTAAATAACGAGGTTGATGTGATTGTAAATGAAAATATTATACTTGATATAGAAATTGAAAAAAAAAATAATGAATTACAGGAACTAATCGATAAACGCAATGAACAAAATGATTTATTGACGCGTATCAGAGAAGAACGACAAAAAGTTATTCTTGAAAATAAGAAAAAAAAAGAGTCTATTCAAAATATAAAAGACAAAAAAGCAGAAGTAATTGAAGCAGTTGAAAGGGGAAAAACTCAAATGATTAAATCTGTTATTGATGAGTTTTTTGTGGTATCAAATGATAAAAAAGATTGTGTGTCTAAAAAGATATTTTGTGACATGTTGCAACTAGACCAAAATAGTAAAATAGATATTCGTTTATTGTCTACAATATTGAAAGAATATGATGTAACATACAACCGCGTCAAACGAGTTAAAGGAGTTGCTGGAGCATATTTTGGGATCAAATTGTTGGAATAAAATTCATCATTCATCATTCATCATTTAACATTCATCATTCATCATTTCAAAAACCAATAATTGATGTTAAAAATAAAAAGAGTAAAATATAGAAAGTAAACTTTTAAAATTACTGATTTATAGAATCATGGATATTTATTTTTTTATTGTATCACATGATTTTTCTATTTTTAAATGATGGATTTTATTAGAGTAAATGATGACTTATACTTTCTTATTTTCTTTAACATTTCTTTAAAATAGATAATTTACACTTTACACTTTACACTTGTGATTTGTGATTTGTGATTAACAATTTATAAAATATTAGAAACTATACTTTTATATTTTATGAATTATTGAAACAAGGATAAAAAATGTATTGCTTTTTGTATTACAAATTTGAACTATTTATTTACCACCCACCCCCCCTTCACACCCACCTTTTATGCTTTTTATACAATACTTTCTGTCGTTTTGGTGTATATTGTTCGCACATAATTTTCATAAACTCAAACTCCTTTTTTGCGGCATCACTTTCTTCTTCTATGTGTTCTTGTCCCAAATACGCCCAACCTGTTTCTAACCACTCCGCCATAGTTTCTTGTAATTTTTCTTTCATACCTTTCTTCATATTGCGGTCAATAGCACCAGTCCAAAACATTATTTTTGCGTGTAAATATTTGTCTAATGCTTTATAGTAGTTGTCGCAGTCAATTGCAGTTGCCGACTTTTCAATACCACAAAAGTCAAGCAGTTTCATAGCACTTAATTTTTGTTGGTGTTTCTCTTTTGCGTCAAGTTTAAGTTTAAATATGCGATTTTTCTCGGCTATGTATTTTGGACGCATCATGTCGTAAATATCTTTTCCTGTTGAGTTTAGCATTTTGCGAGCCATACTTGCGTTTTTGTTGTTGTTGATGCTGTTAGAGATGTTGGAGCAAAAAAATTTCAATTTTTTTTTTACTCGCACTTTTCATCATTGTAGCACAGAATACACACTATTTCAGTAATAAAAAATGTGTTGCTTTTGTATTGTAATTTGTCTTTTATAATTTATGTATTGTATCTACAAACTCATAATGCGTTGGACAATATGTTTTTTTGTTTTTAATTTACTGATAAGTGGGATTTTATTACCACCATAATAATTGGTAAGCATTTCCATCAGTTCTTTTCTTGTATCATATATAGCGTCATACTTAAATGGTTTCCTAGCTCCACAATTTGTATAATATTTATCATCGTTTGGTGGGTTAAAATCACGGGCATTTGAATAGTGACTCAGACGCCACCAGTGGTGTGAAAATGTGTATAAGCGTTCATACCTAAAACTACCATCTTTGTTTTTATAAGTGTATTTAAGTTTAGGAGATTCATCTTCATACATTTCTGACTGGATTTTCCCAGCTATCTCAATATGAATCTTCAAATTGTCAGTCAATCGTGGATTTGCAAAACTGATGATGATATTGATGACTTCTTGTGGAAGGTGATCCATACTTGCGTTTTTGTTGTTGTTGATGCTGTTAGAGATGTTGGAGCAAAAAAAAATCAATTTTTTTTGAACTCGCACTTTTCATCATTGTAGTACAGAATACACACTATTTCAGTAATAAAAAATGTGTTGCTTTTTGTATTACAAATTTGAACTATATGTATTTATTTCAAATAGTGACGCATACGACCATGGATCATGAGAATTGTTAGTTTTTGGAACTATTTTGTCTTTTATTTGTGTTTTATCTTCATAAAATATTTCTGTATAACCATCATCAGTCTGAATAATTTTATATGGTGTTGGTTCTCGGTTCGTTACCATACAACAATAAGGACAGTAACATGCTAATTTGATATTATTAACATATTTTTCGTTGTATTCTAATGCTAATGGTTTACCAACACATTTTGTGTAATTCATTCTATATATAAAAGACAAATATTAATTATTTCTTTCGACAGCAACTTTAAATATTTCTTCATCTTTTTCAATTCCTATAAATTTACGATTTAGATTTTTACAAGCTATACCAGTTCCGCCACTACCCATTGTAGGATCTAGTACAGTTTCACCTTCTCGTGTGTAATATTTAATCAACCACTCCATTAAAGGTATGGGTTTTTGAGTGGCGTGTTTTCCTTTTTCACTTTTTATTTCCATTATGCTGTTTGGTAAGGGGGGGTCGTATTTTTGTTGGTGGTCTTCTTTATTTTTACTGATTTTAATTCGTCCATCTTTTCCACCACCATAAGTATTTTTATTAACATCATATTTACATAATTCTTCTTTTATGACGCTGTTTGGTAAGGGAGGATTATAATTTGTGCCATGAGTATTACCAATTGTTCCACCTGTCATATTACCATATAAATTATTTTCTCCTGCTGTATGTTTTTTTGATATTTGAGTTTTTTCTACAACAATATTTTCTTCTTTTATGACGCTGTTTGGTAAGGGGGGAGTGTATTGTCCCCCTTCATTTCTATAAAGTTCTCGTGGTTTTTCTGCTGTTTTAGATGAATATAAATTGGTTTTTATAACAACATTTTCTTCTTTTATGACGCTGTTTGGTAAGGGGGGGGTATATTTATTTTCAGTTTGAATATTTACTAAGCCATAGACACTCTTTCCCCTTTTATTTTCTGTTTCTTTCAAAAACTTATGAGCGTGATGGAGTGCGATATTTTCGGTATAAACTTTTGGTAGTTTCCTATAAAAAATATATACCATTTCGTGTTTCTTCATAGGCATTTTTTTCGCATTTAAAAATCCACATGCTGCTGACTTAACCCATACAAGATCATACCTAAAACATTTTGGATTACTATTGATAAGAGTATTACCAAACTTGACGCTACATGTAAAAGCCATTACTGCGTCTTGTTTACATACTCTGTTCACTTGTTTCCAAAATAAAGACAAATCAATAAGACAATCCCACTTGCATGAAGTTTGCCCATACGGTAAATCAGCAAATAATAAATCTACACTATTATCACTCATATCTTTCATGATTTCTAAACAATCTCCATTAATCAATTCCATATACAAAAGACAAATATTATTTATTATCTATACCTATCTATATAATGTCAAGACGCAGTAAGTTTACAATTGAATTTGACAAACGATATGGTGATAAAATACCAAACAGAAAATTGTCAACATTAGCAAAGTATTTCAAGATAAAAAAATCATTAATTCAAGATGTGTTCAATCGTGGTGTCGGCGCATATAATACCAATCCAACATCAGTGCGTAAAAGTGTGAGTTCTGCGGAACAATGGAGTTATGCTCGCTTGTATAAGTTTATATTGAATGTTGAAAATAAAAGACAAAATAAACCATACCCTACTGGACGCGGACATGACAGCGATGTTGTTGAAAAAGCATAAACAATAATATTTGTCTTTTAATTGAATAAATAATCTAATAAAAACAATGGTATTGAGTATCTTTCCATAAGTGTTGTATTATCAAACTTTATATTTGTAGCATTTATCATCTTACCATAAGGACTTACACCTATCCGCATATCGTGTTTTTTACATGAACATCTTTTATTTTCTAACTTTTTATTTGTCAATATTTTGGTTGGTTTTTTATATCTATAACCAAAATAACAATAATCAGCAATTACAAAATCTTTTTTATAATCGTCATCTACATAGTCCCATATTTTAGAGTATAATGGATTTTCAATAAAATAATCGGTTGGTTTAAAATATCGTATTATCTCTATTGTCTTTTTTATGAACTTTGAATGAATATCTCTTTGTGTTTGCAACTCTTCTTTATCTTTCCATTTCCTTCCTATATGTGTATTCTGTAACATACTAAATATTTTACATTCAGGACTTGCCCAAATAATATCAAAATGACCAACTGGATATTCTTTATAATCCCATTCCATAATATCACAGCATATTGTAGGCAAATATTTAGGAACAATATCTAAACTTATTACTTCATTATTTGTATTTTCAAAATACTTTGTGATTGATCCTGAACCTTTGAACAACTCTAAAACTCTCATATATAAAATATATCAACATTATAAATGGAAATATATTATCTGTATAGAAGTGATAAAAATACAAAAAAATATACAATGTTAATGCCAAGTCATAAGCATATTCATAGATTCGGTCAAAATGGCTATCGCGATTACACACTCATACACGATAAGAAAAGCAAGTTTTATGAACCTGATAAAGATAAGAGAGATAAAATAAAAGACAATTATTTAGCACGACATAAGAAAGACCCAAAAGGTGTCCATGCACCAAGTTCTATGTCTGATATTATTTTGTGGAGTGCGCCAACCCTGCGAGGTGGTATTCGTAATTACGAAAAAAAGTTCAAAGTAAAAGTTGTATTTAAAGACAAAAAGTTAACAGAATCAGAAAAAAAGAAGTTGATGGATATTTAATATTTGTCTTTTATACACAATGTCTGAACCAATATTGAGTTCAGAAAATAACAGATTTACTTTTTTCCCTATTGAACACCCTGACTTGTATGCTTTGTATAAAAAACAATTATCATGTTTTTGGACAACTGACGAGTTGGATATGTCAAAAGACAGGGAAGTATTTGAAACATTAACGAAAGACGAAAAGCATTTCATCAAACATATTTTAGCATTTTTTGCGGCTTCAGATGGTATTGTAATTGAAAATATTTGCGGAAGTTTTTTAGATGAAGTCAAAATATCAGAGGCACGAGCATGTTATTCAATTCAAACATTTATGGAGCAAATACATTCTGAAACTTATAGTTTACTGATTGACACTATCGTGCGTAATCCAACAGAAAAAAAAGAATTATTCGATGCTGTATGCACATATCCAGCAATTGAGATGAAAGCAAATTGGGCGTTGAAATGGATAGGCAATAAGTCGCGTTCTTACGGTTCAAGACTCGTGGCGTTTATGTGTGTGGAAGGCTTGCAATTCAGTGGTAGTTTCTGTAGTATTTTCTGGTTAAAAAAACGAGGTATAAATATGAATGGACTGATATTTAGTAACGAATTAATATCACGCGACGAAGCTTTACATGTGGAAACGGCTGTGTGTCTTTATCATAAATTACAAAAAAAACCAAGCAACGCAAAAATTAATGAGATAATCAAAGAAGCGGTTGATATTGAAAAGGGATTTATTTGTGAAGCACTACCATGTCGATTACTGGGAATGAATGACAATCTTATGAGTCAATATATTGAGTTTGTCGCAGACAGATTATGCTCACAATTACACATCAAAAAAATATATAATACACCCAATCCATTTGACTTTATGGAAAGTATTTCACTTGAAAGAAAAACTAACTTTTTTGAATCTCGTGTAAGTGAATATGCCCTTGCTGAAAAATCAGATAAAAATATTGACTTCTCTTCAGATGGATTTTAAAATACCTTTTTGTCTTTTTGTCTTTTATATGTAAATGAAGTTTGTAAAAAATCAAATACCACGACCTACTTTAAAACCTATAACCATTGGTAAATCTCATCTTGGTGGTTCACACCCAGTATTAATACCAATCAATGTTTCTAAACCAATAGAAGATAGCAAATTTTTTCGTGTCCGTGTTCCACGAACACCACCACCAAGAAAACGAAATAAAAAATCCAAAAAATAAATTGATTATATATAATGTCAAATACAATTGAAGGTGCAAACGCTACAAATACAAATGTTGGCTTTGAATCTGTAAGTCAGCCCTTATTTTATTCAGAAGACGAACAACCAGATCAAATTTATTTAGAAGCTGTATTACCACAAGTCCGCGACCCAACTCTTATTCCTTTAAATACTCGCGCACTAAATCCTGTAAAATATGATGAACAAGTCGATGGTTTTCACCCTATCATGAAAAATCCTAATGCCTATGTTTACGACAATAGTAATAAATATTTCCAACCTCAAAATTTTTAAAATATCCAATCAATGTAATATAGATGCCATCTCATATTTTGAACTCGACGAATAAGTCAAGTCAATCAATCTTTTTGCACAGTGAAGATAGTGTAATAAATATTTCAGGAAGTNANAGAATCTATTATTTTGATCAAGCTATTGTCGCTCCTCCAAACTGTCGTATATTAATTGGATTGACAAATATGGTTATTCCAAATGCTATTTATAATGTGACATCGACCTCAAATACAATCACAATAAGTGGAATTACATACACTATTAATGTTGGTAATTATAGCGCAGATGATTTAGTATCAACAATAAATACTCAAATAAGTTCAATTGGTTCTGTAGCGTTTAACACAGACAACAATGTTTTTATATTTACTTTTGGAAGTGGAAAAATAATTCAATCAACCACCATGGAGCGTCAACTCGGTTTAGGAAATAATCAATTACCAACTGCGTCTGTTACAACATACAAAGCAACAAATNTATGTGACCTTGGTGGAGTTCGGAATATATATGTCAGATTGACAAACCTCACAATGAATAATATTGATTCAAATGGAACAAGCAATAATATTGTTGCGTCTGTAGTTAACGACACCAACTTTGGAGCATATTTATTTCACACGCCAAGTGAAGTATTATATTATCAAATTACAGAAGAACAATTTAGTCATCTTAATATTTCTCTTACTGACCAAAGTAATACACCATTAGAATTGAATGGAGTTGAATACACTATGACTTTAACATGTCACTTTGCTATACAAAGAGAATCAACCGCAAAAAATACTCTACTAAAAGAAATTGTAGAACAATATAAAAATAAAACTGAAAAAAAATAAACACATACAATATATAAGAAATGGTTGTATTTGGTTTAAAATCAAAGAAGGCTGGGGTGTTCGCGCTTAAAAAAATTAAGCGTGGAATTCACGGATTGAAGAATAGTGGGAAACATGCGGTTGATAATCCAGCAATGAAACGGATTCTTGGGAAACGAAAAATTGCCGGAATTCAAAAGTCTATTGAAAAGATGTAATTTCAAAACCTAAAAGTAAGTAATTTATTATCTATATTCAATATATATAAATAATGAATTACAATCAAGAAGACTATAAATGTGACTATGTTACCCTTTTTATCAAGGACGCAGCGAATCACCCACAGTCAAACCTTTCTACTGGGGTCTGTGTATGGGATATCCCAGAAAGCAGTTATTATTACAAAGACAGGGCAAGTATTACCGTGATGTCTGTTCCAAGTGCAGGTGTGTCAAAATTACTTTTAGATGATATAGTTATGATGAGTTCAATTGGATTTAATAATTCATGTTCGCAACTTAATTCAGGTGCTGGTGATAAATTAAATACTTCCCTTGGAGTTATTGGTTCGTTTACTGGTAACAATAAAATATCTGGAACTGAAACATATGAAATGCGATATATTAATGCTGGCACAATAAAATCACTCGTCCCAGCGCAACCAAACCAGATTGAAATTAGATTTATAAAAGACACAAAAGCAGTCGTAGACATGAGTGGCGATGGAGAGCGTGGTCATGTTGTTTTGAAATTTTCTTATCATAAACCTGCTGATTACAANCCAGCAGAAAATGAATTCAGTGTAGCGTTTGCTCCCCAGACGACTTTTTAAGACTTTAATTTGAAAATACAAATACAAAATACATTTTTTTTTTATATGTATTAAGTATATAAATGGCTGCTACGACACAAAAGCTTAATTACGGTGAAATAAGCCCAAGGGCTTCATCTTCTCGTGCTATTAGAACNGAGACCGTNCCAACAAATGGCTCTTCATTTAACCTTAATCAAGAAATTATAATTGATTTACCTTCTAACCTTAATAATACTTTCTGTGATTTTCAATCCTCTTATATTAAAGCTACTGTAGCAAACGGAGATGGTGCTGATTTTAACTTCTCGGCTGGTGGATTTCCAAGTTGTATAAAACAGATTATTTTAGAAATCGGTGGAAGTGTGCTTTTTTCCTGCGATAACTGGAATACGCTATACGAAATGATGCTTTCACTGGACACGAGTGAGGGTTTTAGAAAAAATGCTGGTGAACGATTGTTTGGAGCAGGCAACGATTTTTCGGGCGCAACCGTAGCCGCAGGATCAAACAGACAAGTTTGCTTTCCTCTTGTTCTTACTCCTTTAATGATGAATAGGTATTTTCCCTTAGTTTCAAGGGATAGACTGAGGCTTCGGCTTGTGCTTGATACATCGGTTCGTTCGCTTCTTGGCGCGGCTACTGATGCTGAAGTGACTATATCTAATATTTCTTTNGTGACTTATAATTTAGAACTTGGNGCTGATATCATGGCTCAAGTAGTTGCTAACTCTGGTGGCTCGTTTAAGATGCTTATGCCTTCTTACCAACATCATCAGTCTTCTCTTTCTACTTCTGAAACATCTAAAGTTCTGACTCTTGGATTTAGCATGAGTTCACTTAATCGTGTTCTTGTATCACAAACTCGCCAAACTGCTGTAGCTGCTAACGCCCATGTTGGTAACCGCGCTCGTAATCGTTTATCTCGTTATTTCCTTACTATTGGTGGTGTAAAATATCCAATGCGTGATATTCGTGATGTTGGATCTGCGGCTGTAACTGTGGGAGCAGGTTCTGAACCATTAGCAGAAGCGCTTATTTCTCAACGCGCTCTTTGTGCTTGGTCGCATGACTCGTCTATTGCGGCTGACGCTGGCTTTGACCTTACAGACGGTGCTGGTGATACGAGTGCAACGACAGGCTCGTACCTCCTGGAAATTGACCTCGAATCGCAGAGAGTGTCAGGAGGAGAGGGTAGTCTNGGATTAGTAGCAGGCGTAAATACTATCGGNNANNTTTGTCAGTTAACGATGGAATATGACGCGGCTGTAGCTAATGCTATGGTTATTGATGTATTTGCAGAGCATACCTTGATGGTGGCGCTTGACCTTCAATCGCTAACATACTCAATTGCGGTATAATTTGTAAGTTAGTTCATAATATTTTCTTGATTTATTTTTAACAAAAAGACAAAAATGTTTAAAATAAATCTAAACTTATATAAATGACAGATACAGATACATCTCGTGAAACATTAGCATTACTCGCACAAGGAAGTTATAAAATGGGAGAATCAAATATCGGAAAAAAACAGCGTTTAGAAAATACACAAAACCATGTTAATGATACAAATTGGGAAGTGATACCTGAACATACNAATAGTGAAATTACGACNTATAGAAAAANAGATGACCCATCAAATATTGTTATAGCGCATCGTGGGACGAAATTAGACGGCAAACGAGGACGAACTGATTTAGAAGCAGATATTCTTTTTGCGTTGGGATTCGGTGGACATGTTCCAACTTTCAAAAGACGAAAAAATAGAACGAATAAAATTATAAAAGCATTAAATCCAACAGAACTTCATATGACTGGACACTCAATTGGTGGAGGCTCTACCAATTATACTATTGCTAAAAGTAAGATAGTAAAAAATAATCTTACAAGCGCAAGAACATACAATTCGGCTGCACACCCAATATTCGATAACGATATTAAAGTTGGGAAAAAAACTAAAAAAGAATTAGACGATAAAGTAGTTCACCATCGGATAAAACATGATCCAGTAAGTGTTGGTTTTAAAAATAACTTACCATTTGGAAGTCTTGAAACTCATTCAGTTGATCATGATTCTGCTAAAGGTAAAAGTATACTTCAAAATTTTTTAGAGATAACTACAAAAGTAGGAAAAATTAAAAGAGCAACAGAAAAAGGTTTACACGCACATGCTATCTCACATTTCCACGATGGAAGTATTAAAAATTAAAATTACGAAGTATTAGAAACTCCGCGAGGCGGTTGAATTATGATTTCACTTTGCGTGCCATCATTATGTAAATCAAATTCAAAACTTTCTTTACAACATTTTGATGAAGTATTACAACGCATTCTATAAATCTTGTAAGCAATAATAATTATCAAAAATGCTCCTGCTCCCTCTAGAGTATACTTTGTATAGTCAATCATATATATTATCTCCACATATTATAAATGTCAAAGACTCTTTTTAACACAAATACATTTCAATCTAAAACTTTACAAAATAGTAATAAGATTGATATAGGCGAAAGTAATGTGACAAATTTTACAGCAACAAATGCTACAATAACAAATCTTACCAATGCTGAATTACAAGCTGCGACAACTGGCGTTTCAACAAATGCTACAGCGATTACAACAAAACAACCCATTATAAGTGCGGACAACAGATTAAGTGCTACGCTAATTGGTGATAATGGTAATGTTTCAAATGCTGAATTTGGATATTTATCAACAGTAACTTCAAATATTCAAACNCANATTGATTCTAAAGAACCAGTAATAGATNCGTCAAATCGTTTAAGTGCTACGCTAATAGGTGACAATGGTAATGTTTCAAATACTGAATATGGATATTTATATAGAGTTAGTTCAGGAATTCAAGGACAGATTGATTCTAAAGAACCAGTAATAGATTCGTCAAATCGTTTAAGTGCTACGCTAATTGGTGATAATGGTGATGTTACAAATACTGAATTTGGATATTTATCAACAGTAACTTCAAATATTCAAATTCAGATAGACTCAAAACAAGGAGTAGTCGGAAACGGAACAATTGATTTAGCACCAACAGATGGGAGTGATAGAATTGTGACGAGTAATGGTGTATTTGATGCTCTTGCTACAAAACAAGCAACTTTATCAACAGGTGATGGTATTGACATAACTGGAACAACTATTTCATTTGACGGAACAATATCACAAAATATAACTGCTGGTTCAGGAAATAGTATAACAGCAGGAACTTTAAATTATATAGATGGTGGAGTTTCTACAAGTGTGCAATCAAAAATAGATACGAATGTAACGAATATCACAAATCTTCAAACCGCAACGACAGATTTTTCATTTTCGGCTGGGACTACAACGATAGCCAATGATGTAGTCATTGATAATAATTCAACAGAACAGTTATTAGTAAAAACAGAACAAAATGGATCTGATGCGGTAGTAAAAATTCGTGGAAAAAGAGGAGGTTCTACTACCCAATATCAGGCACAACTTCGCTTTGAAAATTGGGACAATCAAATAAACAACTACAACACTATAGGTAGAATATCTGGAAAAGTATCTGATTCCACTAACAATTATGGCGGAATTGAATTTAATTCGTATGCTGATGGTTCAACCCCATATACCGCTATGGTCATGGATAAAGATGGTGTATTTACTTTTTCAAAAGATATCGTAGCCCCAAATATTACAAGTGCGAAATATTATCAGGCAAAGATAGAAGAAACAAGTTATGATGATTCAGGTGAGAGTGTAGTTGAGGTAGCAGAGATTGGTGCGAACTTTAAAATAAAATTAACTCAAGAAATACAAGTTGGTAGTATTGTGGCAGCAAGTGATTCACTATTACAAATTACTACTTCAGGAACTTATAAGTTTGAAGTTCAAATGAACTTTCGAAATAAAACACGAGGAAACAGAACTGTCCCTTTTGTATATTTAGCAGAAACAGCCGCAGAAGAATTAGATCCAACATCTATAACAGGTTCGCAGAATAATAGATGTGCTTTTACTTATATTCGTCGTGAAACTTTTGGAACAGCAAATTCTTTGTCTTTTAGTTACATTAAAGTGATTGATTTATCATCAGCAGATTATTTCACATGTTTAAAATCATTAATGCAAAAAGGTGATGTAGCAACTTGGGGGAGTACGGATACCTTAACTACAACGACAGATTCGTGGGGGGGAACTTTAATCATTACAAAAATAGCATAATCTTATAACAACCATTCAATATCATTATCAAAATTCATTTTATAGCAATAATAAAAGCAGTCAAAACAGGTTGCGTTTTTCCACCCTTCAACTGGTTTTCCGTCAATATGTTTCGTAAAATGGATTCTTTTTCGAGGTATAATAATTTGCAATCCTTTATTTTTAAAATTTTCTCTAAAATAACTGGTGTTGATTTTTGACGACGGCATTATGATAATGAATGGTTTATCCAATTCAGATAATCTTTTTATTATCTCTTTACTCTTACTAAATGGTGGATTGCTTACAATTATATCACCTAAATCATTTTCAAAAAAATCAATAGGTCTATGAATAACATCAAATCCTAATTCTGTTAAATATTCTCCACTTTTTCCATCTCCATAAAATGCTTCCCATATTATTTTGTCTTTTGGTATAAGGTGTGCTATATTTTCCCAAGCAGATTTTGGTGTCATATAATCATCGTGTTTTAAAAAGGTTTTAGTTTGAAAGCCAGCCATATATAATTGAGATAGATAAAAATAGCATAAGTAGAAGATTAGTCATTTAAGTTTGTAATATTGTAAATAGCAATACACTATAAAAACAAGATAAAAACGCCAAAATTGACTTATATTATAATAATAACATAGTAGAACTCACGAAAAATGACAAATACGGACATATAGTTTAAATTATAGTATTATAACAACATAGTAGAACTCACAAAAAATGAAAATAATCATCATTTATCTCTTTTTGTGTTGTTTTTATAGTGTATTGCTATTTACAATGTTACAAATACTGATTTCTAACTTTCTAATTTTGTCTTTTCTTTTATTTTATGGTTTTAATTATTTTAAATAAAAAATAAAAATGAATTATTTTAATATATCTTTCAATATAAAATGGAACGCGAACTAAATCGTATATTGAAAGACATGAGTGAATCTACAGCAAAAAGTTATAGAGGGTCTTATTTGAGATTAAGGAAATTATTGAAGTTAACCGACCGTAGGAAGCCAATAAAAAAGATGTCTTTAAAAGATGTTTTAACTTCTATTGAAAATGTTGAGAATCCATCGACACGACATTCTGTGTTTGTTATAGCAAAGAAGATTTTTGACTATGAAAAAAATAAATCTGACTTTGATGTTGTGGATAAAAAGATACGCGAGGATAAACGAACTTTACAAGTAAACAAGAATGGTAATCTTGATAAAACTTTACCAACCTACAAAGAGTTAAAAACTGCAATCAAGAACGAGATGAATCCAAAAAAATTCATTGTTTCTTTTTTGATGTTTAAGTTAACATGCCGTAATCAAGATATAGCTCTTTCAGATGTTCATTTTAAACCTAAAGAAAATTACGACGAGAATCGCAATCATTTAATTGTAGATGGTAATAAAGTAATTTTCATTCGTAACAGATACAAGACTGTAAAACAATATGGACAGAAAAAGAATGTCATTAATGTATTGAAGTTTACGAATATGATCAAGAAATTTTTAGGCGATGCTGAAAAGAAGGCGTTGTTTAGTCAGCGAAGTGGAAAAGAAATAACAGGTAGTTCTGTTGCATCTTATCTCAAAAAGTTTATAGTCCTGGGTTTAACAGAAGGACAAATAGTAAAAATTGTACTGAAACGCGCTGATGAGTCAGGATCGTACAATATGCTTCGTAATATCTCAAATAATCGTGGGACAAGTATTTCAGTGCTATTATCAGAATATGATGTGTCTAATGTGAAACCACCTTCAACAGAAATAACTCAAGAGCAAACTCAAGATGTGAAACAAGAAGTTGAGGTTGAATCTTAAAATATTACACTACACTACACAAGTTAACTTTTGTGTAATTGTGTAATTAATGTTATTTAAGAGAAAAATACACCACAGAATAGCGTGTTCCAGTCCAATCCAGTGTTTCATGATAATTACTCCCATTAAAAATATAAAATTTATTTTTGATATCAATATCTTCATAATTGTTTTTTTTATCATATATTCTTAAAGACCCATCTGTGTAATCACCCAGTCCAATAATTGCACTATCTTTCTTATTGTATCTATCAATATGTTTTCCACATTTTACATTCTTATTGACTTGTATACTTGTATATTCAAAATTTGGTGGAGCGATTTGTTTTAACAAATTGTATATTTTTATATATTTTTCCTGTGTAGATTTGCTGGATAAACGAGGTTCTGTCCCAGTCCATCTGCCTTTTCCTCGTGGAATAATATAACCTAATACAAAACCATCACACTTTTTTTTGGATATATTTTTCCTTTTTTGTGTTGGAAAAGACAAATTATCTAATTCAGTTTTTAACTCGTCCATTGTATTATTAAAATATTTTTAATAACTCAATTGGTATTAACTCGTCGCCTTCTATTGTAATCACACAAACAATAATTTCTAAAATAATATTTCTTGTTACTTGGTATCTCAACGCACTGGAATAAACTTTTTGCCGTCTTGTATTTTGTCTTTTTATAGATAAGATCATTGTAATTTAAAATAGGAATTCGTCTTAAAATTTCTTGCTTGGAAGGATATAACCCAGCATAACCTATCCTTGTCTTGTCATAGTCACTATACATGACAAGGAAAAATAATTTTGTCATTTATATAGATTGAGATTATAATTGAATACTAATTCCATTGTCTTGCGCCAATTTTCGTAATTCGTCAGCTTTAATATTTGACCGAAAAGAGATACCTTGAGATTTTAACTCTCTCTTTAACATAGGCATTGATTTATTTTTGCGTTGATACTTACGGCGTGTTGGTAGTTCATCTTCAGGATTACGAGGTGGTAATGTAACTTTCTTTTTTTCTTCAACTTCTTCAACTTCTTCAACTTCTTCAACTTCTGATGGAGATTCAATTGGTGATGACGGGCGTTCTTCTTTTTCTTCAACTTCTTCAACAGATAAATCTAATGGTGATTCAATTGGTGATGGTGGGCGTTCTTCAACCGTTTCAACAACTACTCTCTCTTTTGGAAATGCTACAAGTTTTTTAAATATTGTTTGTGATTCTTGTCTATACGCCGTTAAATCTCCACGCAATCGATTTAATTCTTTAACATTAATATCTTGAATATTACGAAAGGTATTCGCTAAATTTTGTGTATTCAAATTTGCTTTTGGTTGGTGATTTATCACACTTGGAAAGGGAGGGGTATATAAAGAGAATTGATAGGGTTGTGGATTACGAGCAACTTCAATCGCGCTTCTTGGTTTAGGTGCGGATTTTTTACGCTTTTTCCTTTTCTTTTTTTTCTTGGGTAAATCTCCCAGAATTACTTTCACAATTTGTGTCACATTTTGCGTCTGTTTGTTTACCATTATATACTTCTTCAGATAAATTATTTTTTAATGTTACAGTTTCATTTCTAACAATCAATGGTGGTATTCGTGCGTCTTCAAGTTTTTTATTTTCTAACTCACACATGTATTTTAATGTTGCATCATCAAACCCATTAAATTTTTGTTTGTATTCTTTTTCAGACACGAAATTTGAATCAAGCTTCTCCATATCGATTAATTGTTCTTTAGCATCGTCTTGGTATGAATTGAATTGAGAAACAAATATTGCGATTTCATCGTCGTTCCATTCTCTGTCGTGATATACGGATTCATTAATGATTTTGTCAATATTATTTTCAAGTGTATTAAAATCAGCTTGGCTTTGTAATTTTTTTATATTTTCCATATATATATAGATGGGTAGAAAAAAAGTTATTCAAAAGCAGCCTATTGAAAAATTGAGTAGTGATGCTATCGTTGAGATTACGGAAGACTCTTCAAGCGAAGAGGAAGCTGATTTAACAACACCAATTATTAAACCTAAAACAAAAAAACCAAGAACCGCAAAACAATTAGCAAATGACCAAAAATTGCGTGATAGGAAAAAAAAGAAAGTTGAACCAGTTGTTGATGAGATGGACATATCAACGCACCCTGTCAAACAAATTCCTGTAGCAGAATCAGAAGATAAACCATTAACAAAAAAAGAAATGCTTGAACTCATGTCACAAATGAATACTAAACCAGCACCTGTGAAAAAGCCACGCAAACCAAGAGCAACAAAAGTTGAAATGGCTAAACGAAAGGCGGAAAAAGTTATTATGGAAACATCGACACCAGTCGCACCACCACCGCCAGCACTTGTAAGATCAAAACCTGAAATGTTGTTTGTATAAAAAAATTGA